TCTCAAATTCCTCACGATCCTTCTTTTGCTTAGCAATAAGATCTAATAATCTTTTTGCTCCATCATCAGGATCATAACCAGCTTTTTTTAATCCTGCTTTGAACTTCTCTGCTGGTGTTCTTTTAACTTCCTCACTAGCATCAACAAAGTTTTGTTTTGTTGGTGCGCCTTCTGAACCAGGCTTTCTCATTCTCTCACCAGATCCAGCTTTAATACGGGCACGCTTAGCATGAATGTTAGCCCATAGACCTCTCTTCTCAACTATGTCACTATCATCTTCTTGATAAGTTTTACCCTGAGCAATGAAAGAATTAACACGCTGCATTGCTACCTGATGTTTATCCTTCATACCGCCACATGAGCACTCCTGGATACCTCTTTCAAATACTTCTTTGAGAGCGTCAAATGGAATATTATTCTCTAATGCTTTTTTCTCAATATGATTGTAAGCCTTTTCTGTTAGATACCCTTCATGATCCCATTCTTTATGAGCAACTAAATTAAGTTGTTTCTTCTTTTCTAGATCAGCTTGCTGAGAAGCAAGTTCAAGTTTCTTTTGTTTAGTTATAATCTTCTGCTGAGTTGTATTCTCTCTCGATTGTTTAAGTCTTTCAAGCTCCATCTTTTCTTGAGGAGTTTTAAACAAAGACCATGATTTACCGGTGTCTTTATCTTTGTCGATTTTACCAAACTCAGACATTTTCTTAGCAGCTGCAGTGGTTCCAGCTGCAAGAGTTCCAACTGCTCCTCTTGGTGTAGATATTGCAGAACTGAGAGCGGTAGCACCAATACCAATCTTACCAATGATACCAGCAGCTCTGACAGGAGCAGTGATCACCGAGCCAAGATTTTTCATGAAACCGGCTTCATACAAACTAAACAGTTGGTTGAGATCTTCTTTGGAGATAGTTTCACCAAGTAAATCTGATTTGAGGGATGGTTCATAATGTGATACTAGACTAGTTGAAGTCTTATAGACACCCTTGGTTGATTTACCGGTTTGTACAGCACTAAGTCTTTTTCTTTCTCCAGACTGTATTCTCGGTAGTAATCTCATTGCGATCTTTTTAATCGCTTTAGCTCTTGGTTCGATCATTTTATCAATATTGAGTCTCTCTGTTGGACCAAGATACTGATACTGAGAACCACGACTACCAGCCATTTTTCTACGAAGCATTTGCTTAGCCATTCTCATAGCACGCTGCATGAGCTTTTCTTTAGATGCTAGTCTTGTTTTTAGAATTTGACGCCTACGCACCATCTTTGGTTCACGACGCTTCATAGAGATAGCTCTCTTACGGCGTTGAACCAGGCTAACTACTCTCTCTAGTAGATGGTCTTCTGTTTGGAATTTCTGGGGCTTTTCTTCAGGCTTGACAACAACAATATCTGCTGGGTTACCAGTTAGAATTGCTTGTCCTTTTTTGACACGGCTGATAGCCGTATTTTGATCATTCTTATCTTTTTTCATGTTGTTTCCGCAGGTTTACCTAGGCCTTACTGCCGGGATTATATTCTATTTATAATTTACTTTTGTGCAACAAGACATTGGTCTACATGACCAAAATTACCTTCCATTCTCTTATATCCAAGAGGTAATAATAACTGTTCTATCTCTAAATTACAAGTTTCTAAAGTAATAACAGGCAAGAAAGTTGTTATGGTATCCATTGCCCCGACAATCACATTCGGTTCATAACCTTCACAATCGAGTTGAATGAAATCGCAACGATCAAGTGATAGTTGATCAATGGTAAAAACAGGAATCAGTTTCCTATCATTTGTGAGAGTCAACGCTCCACAGTTTGTAGTGTCGTAACCGCTTCGTACCGAGTTGAGTAACTTGTTAGTGTCGCCTAGAGCTGCATTAATTTTTATAATGTTTTCTTTTTGACAGTTTCTGGCGAGGAAGTGAAAGTTGAATAGATCCGGTTCAAATGTGTAAACTCTTTCAAAATATTCAGAAAGAAGTCTTGGGTACAAACCGCAATTACCTCCAGCTTGAACCACAACCTGCTTTTCTTTCACATACGTAAATGCATTTTTTAAACCAAACCAATCCTTACTTGGACCATCCCAAGCCCCATCATCTGCTTTAGGCCACCACCACCCTTTAACTCCATCCACTTCTTCATCTCTAAATTTAGAGTTATCATCAAATATTGTGCTCATACTAATTCTTTGCGCCCATTCCTGATCTCACATCATTGTACATATCTCTTGAATACTTTTCATTCTTCTGAATCTTACTTGGAAGACCAGCTTTGAACTTTCCGTAATTACCACTAGATGCATGATTTCTCATATCAGTGCCACTTATACCTTTTTTACGCTCACCTGTATTTGCTACAGTGATTGATTTGAAATGATAATCACCATGAGCTTTACCTTTGACACCATTGTACTTATTAAGTAGTGTTTTGTATTCTTCAGCTCTATCGCTACCTCCAGCAATCACTAGATGCTTCACACCTGTCTTAGCAATCTCTGATGCGTGATGCATGATAGTTGGCTTTGCTTTAGAAGCAGTAGTAATGGTTGTGTTATCTAAATGACCAAAAGCACGTTGTAGGTGCTTTTGTTTCTGTTCGGGGGATAATGGATTCTTCTCTGCATCGTGAGAATGACTAGCAACTACATGGAGGTGGCCACCATGCTTGCTAGCCAAGTCGTGCGCTCCCATTATGTTCTCTTCATGACCACTAGTGATAGGATTCATTCTACCAAAAAGTAATACACCAGTCTTTTCTTTTTCTTCTGTGATGTACGTAAGAAATGATTTCATTACTGTCTCGCTAAAAAGTTTTGTTTACTGAATTCAGCTCTATCTACTAGCTTGGTTGGTCTATTATTAATTACAGCCACAAACCCTTCTGGTTTTGTTTTTGTATCACCAATATGATGTTCAAAATCTTGACCGTGTGACATAGCATGAACTAGAACATCCTTTGCCTTTTGCAAGTGCTGGTGTAGAGCTAGAATATTACTGATAGATTCTCCATTGGCACGAATGTGACCTAAAGCATTATTCATCGCTAAGGTTTTCTGGTCTTTTGCTTTCTGAGTCTTTACAGCATCTATTCCTTTTTCATGAACACTCTTGATATGATTATATAATCCTTCGGCAGAAGGAGTCTCATCTTCACGAACTGTCTTATTGATATATGTTTTGATATGTTCTGTATGTGGCTCTATTGCACCGTAGTCCTTAGACTTTAACTTCTTACCAACATCAGCAGCATCCTCTAAGTGTCTTTTAAATTGCTTCTGAGCATCTTCATTATAATCAGCGTTCTTAGTATCGTACCCATACTTCATCGTATGAACATCACCGTGACTAGCAAACCCCGATAGGTTTGGAGTATAGTTTGCCTTCATCGACTCGACATCATTACCTTCATATCCAGTATGAACATACACACCAATCTTGGAGTTTTTAATTGCTTTGCCTTCAGCAGAGTTGGATGGAGTAGAGTACTTAATTAGATTTGGTTTAAAGTGAACCTTACCACCTTTCTCCTCCACATCCTCTTTAGTATGCATGACATCACCTTGGAATACTCCTTTCTGAGGAGATACCTTGGGAAGATAGTTTAGAGCTGTTTTTAGTTTAGACACAAGACCAGGAGCATGCCCGTGATTGTTTTCAATGTCTTCTTCAGTGTAGTTGATCTTTGGATTCTTGTTAAAAGCTGACTTAGATGAACAAAGAACTTACCAGTCTTTGGATGGTGCCCAAAAACAATACTAGGACTACCATCATACTTGGTCATTAAAGCAGCACCACCTTTCTGACCTGTAAGTGTCTTGTGTACGGCAGTAAGAGTATTGATAGCGTGCTTATAACCATCTACACCAGCGTTGATGGGGTGGTCTTCAGCATGCTCGAGGTGGGTCAGCTTTTCTTCGTTAGCTGCTGATTCTTTTAATAAGAGGAATATGTGACGCATTATTATACTGGCCTAATTTTAGATGAATCTTTTCTCATGTTTGACATACCAATGCCACCTCTACCTTCAATGTTGGTATTAGGAATCTTTCTTCCCTGCTCACCCTTCCTAACAAATATACCAACATGGCCACCGTGAGTCTTTTCGAGGTGCTTGATCATATCGTGACCTGTGTTGTGGAAGTCTAGGTCAGAATGCATCTCAAGGTGACCTTTGGAGTTTTTACCGATTGTAATATTACCGTGATGAACTCCGTGAATATTCGATT